ACCGTCGAAGTTTTTGACGTTGACGCGGAAACCCACGCCAGCCTTCCGCTTCGGTTAGATATCTAGGCTGACCTGCGATGCGACGGACCAAGGCCACGCCGCTATACCTAACCCCGACAGCCCGCTACGCCTACGACGATTCGGCTGTGAACGCAGGCATTCGCCTGCTGAGCCTCACCCCGAATCCGCAGCAGCTCGTGATTGCCCGGGTCCTCGAGGCACGCAAGCGCGGCGGCCTCAGCCGCCGGCAGATGGTGCCCTCGCGGAACAAGGTCGTGGTCCAGGCGCCGCGCCGGTGCGGGAAGACCACCGCGATCTGGGCGGTCCTGGTCGGACGGTGCGAGACGATCCCCGGCTACCAGGTCATCACGACCGCGCAGTCGGGCAAGCGCGCCCGGACCCGGCTGATGAAAGTCGCCGACGTCCTCGAGCGGCAGCCCGGGATCAAGGTCGGGCGCGGGGTCGGCAACGAGCACATCACCTGGACCGAGACCGGGTCACGCATCGAGATGTTCCCGCCCGTGCCCGGCGCGTTCCGAGGCGACGGCAAGGACGCCGTCCTGTTCGACGAGGGCCAGGAGATCGAGGACCAGGACGCCGCCGACGAGCTGTTCCAGGCCATCATGCCGCTGTTCGACACACAGCCCCTGGCCCAGCTGATCGTGGCCGGCACCGCGGGCGAGCGCCGCGAGGGCCTGCTGTGGCACTGCCTCGAGCGCGGCCGCGCCGGCTCCGAGGGCTGGGGTGTCGTCGACTACGCCGCCGAGGACGACGCCGACGCCGCCGACGAGAAGGTCTGGTTGAACACGCACCCGGGCATCGGGACGCTCACCACGCTGGCCATCATCCGCGAGCGGTGGCGGGACCTGAAGGGCGACGAGGACCCGACGAAGTTCGGGCGCGAGTACCTCGGCAAGTGGCCGACCACCGAGCAGATCCGCGTCATCTCCGCGGCCGCCTGGGAGGCCTGCTACGCCGGTGAGGTCCGCGTCCCGCGCCCCGCACCCGGCACGTGCGTCCTCGGCTTCGACGTCGCACCGGACGACTCCGCGGCGTCGGTGGTGTGCGTGTGGCGCGACGAGAACGGCGTCGGTCACCTCAAGGTGATGGAGCACGGCCGCGGCCACACATGGATCCCCGCCGTCGTGGCGAAGCTGTCGAAGACGCTGCGCGCGCAGATCGCCTACGACGCGATCGGCCCGAACATCGCCGTAGCCGAGGCCCTCGGGCGCCAGCCCGGGCTGCGCAGCAAGCTGCGCCCGGCGAACATGCGCCAGATGCAGGCCCGCTGCGCGCAGCTGCTCGCCGAGATCGGAGACCGGACGCTGCGCCACGAGGGTGAGACCCCACTCGATGAGGCCGTCGAGGGCGCCGCGAAACGCGCCATCGGCGAAGGCGGCTGGGTCTGGGGACGCCGCGCGAGCACCGCGGACATCTCCTCGCTGATCGCGTGCACCGTCACCCTCGGCGCCGTCGACGAGCTGCCATCGGGAACCAGGCCCACGATCCGCACCCCACGCCACCTGACCCGCGCCTAAATATGCGCCAGGAGGCGCGTGTAGCCACCAGGACGGCGCCCCCTACACGCTGACCCGCATGGGGTTGCGTTCGGCGCTCAGGCTCGTACAGGCGGCTCAGGAGCTGGCAACGCCGCTTCGGGGTCCGACCGCGATCCGCTCGCCCTGGTCGACGGGTGACCTGTCGCGGGTCGTGTGGGCCGACATCCTCGGCCTCGACGCCGACGCCTGGCCGCTGTCCCGCGCGGCCGCGATCGAGGTCCCCGCCGTCGCCCGGGCCCGGCACCTGCTGGTCGGCACCATCGCCCGGCTGCCGCTGCGCGCCGTGCGCCTGGACCAGCCCGTCACCCCGCAGCCGCTGTGGCTGACCCGCACCGATGGCAGCATGTCGCCCTGGCACCGGATGGCCTGGACCGTCGATGACTGCCTCTTCGGCGGCTGGTCTCTGTGGGCCTGCGAACGCGACAGCCGCGGCGCGATCCAGCGGGTCGAGCGGGTCCCCGCCGAGCTGTGGACCTGGGGCAACGGCGAGCAGGGCTCGACCGTGCTGATCGATGGGCAGGAGGTCGACGGCGCCACGGTGCTGCTGATCCCAGGCCCGCACGAGGGGATCCTGACCAGCGCCCGCCGCACGATCCTCGGCGCCCGGATGCAAGAACTGATGTGGCAACGCCGGGTGGCAGCCCCGATCCCCGCGATGGAGATCCACCAGACCACCGACGACCCGCTCGAGCCCGAGGAGATCGACGCACTGCTCGAGGCGTGGGTCTCCGCGCGCACCGACCCGGACGGCGCGGTCGCGTTCACCCCGTTCAACATCGAGCTGCGCCCCCACGGCACCGCCACGACAGACCTGCTGATCGAGGCCCGCAACGCCGTGGCCGTCGACATCGCCTCCCACATCGGGCTACCCGCGGCATCGCTGAACGCCTCCCTGTCCACGGCGACGCTGACCTACTCCACCGCCGAGACCGCCGAGGGCGAACTCAACCGGGCCTCCGCGCTGTACGGCAACGCGATCAGCGGGCGCCTGTCGATGGACGACGTCGTACCCCGCGGGCAGCGGTGCGCGTTCGACATCACCTATCTCACGACCGTCCCGCCGGCGCCGTTCGGGCCTACCACGGAGGACTGACACCATGACCGATCTGCGCGCCGCCGGGACCCTGCTCGCGGCCGACCCCGGATCCCGGACCCTGACCTACCGGCTGCTGCCCTACGGCGAGCCCGGCCGGACCAACCTCGGCGTCATCACCGCCAGCGCCGGAACGGTCGAGCTGCCGGCGGCCGCCGATGTCGTGCTGAACCTCGAGCACGAGCGGCGCCGGCCCCTGGCACGAGGCAGCGCGCTCGTCGACACCGCGGCCGGTCTGGACGCCTCGTTCGTCGTGGCCGACACCGCCGCCGGTAACGACCTGCTCGCCGAGGCCGCGGCCGGGCTACGCACCGGTGCCAGCGTCGAGCTCGACGACGTCGTGATCCGCGACGGGCGCCTGGTCTCCGCGCGCCTGGTCGGCGCGGCCGCCGTGGTCGATCCCGCGTTTCCCTCCGCGCAGCTCGCAGCCTCCGATGTCGGCGACACCCCCGACGACGACACCGACGACACCGACGACGACACCGACGAAGACCAGGTCAGCGAGGCTGCGACCCCCGACGACGACACCGACGACACCGACGACGACACCGACAGTGAGGCCGACATGACCACGACCGACACCACCACCGCGGCCGCGGGCACGCTGGCCGCCACCCGCGCACCGGCGGGCCTGCCCACCCCACGCACCGCGCCGCCGGAGCCCGGCTTCCGGGAGATCGTGCGGCTGCTCGCGGCCGCCGGCCGCACCGGGTCCGGCGTCCAGGGCCACCTGCTCGCCACTCTCCAGGCGGCCGCGCCCCGCTCCACCGAGCTGTTCGCTGCGCTGGCCGACATCACCCCCGGCGCGGCGTCGGTCAACGATCTGTTCCAGGTCCCGCAGTGGCTCGGCGAGGTCTGGGACGGCCGGGACTACCAGCGCCGCTACATCCCGCTGCTGACCTCCGCGCCGCTCACGGCGATGGAGATCAAGGGGTGGAAGTGGGTCATCAAGCCTGAGGTCGCCCCCTACGCCGGGAACAAGGCCGCCGTCCCGTCCAACGCCCCGACCACTGAGCCCTACGTCCTCACGGCGCAGCGGATCGCGGGCGCCCACGACATCGACCGGATCTTCCGCGACTTCAACGTCGAGGAGTTCTGGTCCTCGTACTGGGCTGCGATGGCTGAGTCCTACGCCCGGCAGTCCGACTCCGTGGCCAGTGCGCTGCTGCTCGACAGCGCGCCCTACCACGCGCCCGGCGCCGTCCCGGCCGGGGTCAGCAAGGCCGCGTCCTACATCGTCGACGGCGCCCTGGCCATCATCGACACCGCGTTGCCGACGTTCGCGATCGTGTCGAAGGACCTCTACCGAGACCTCCTGCTGACCCGCACCGAGGACGTCCTGGCCTACCTCAACCTGGCACTCGGGCTGGAGGACGGCAGCGTCGCCAGCTTCTCCATCGTGCCCGGAGACGCCACCTTCCCCGCAGACACCGTCATCGTCGGCGCGAAGCCGGCCGCCACGTTCTACGAGCTGCCCGGCAGCCCGCTGCGCGTCGAGGCCCTCAACATCGCCAACGGCGGTGTCGACGTCGGACTCTTCGGCTATGTCGCCGCAGGGTTCAACGACGACGGAGGCCTGGCCTACGTCTCCGCGACCCCGCCGGCCGCGGCCGACGAGGACGACGAGACGGCCACCAGCTCACGCCGCGGCCGCCGCTCGGTCAAGGCGAAGGCCTGAGCCGTGCCCGTGGTCGGCTGGGTCGACACAGCCTCCGCCCAAGTGGTGGAGCTGTGGCCGGACTCCGAGCAGCTGGACGAGGCGACGCTCGTCCAGCTGCTCGGCGCTGCCTACGACCAGTGCGCCGAGTACGCGCCGACGCTGCCCGAGGGCGCCCCGGTCCCGGACGGCTGGCCGCTGGCGCAGATCTACCAGGCCGACGAGCTGTGGAGCGCGAGCCGCCGCGAAGGCGACGTGATCGGGTTCTCCGACACCACCGTCGTTCGGGTCCGTCCGCTGGGTAACACCGTGCGCTCGCTGCTGCGCCCCCGCTCAGCCGTACCGAGGCTGGGCTGATGGCCGCGGCCCCGGGCAGCCCCCGCGCCGTCGTCGAGGCCGCCCTGGTCGTGACCGGCTACCCGATCGTGTCCGGGCGCTGGCCGTCCAACGTCTCCGAGCCGACCCTCGTGGTCGCGACCCGCTCGGTCGTGCCGGGCCCACCGCAGGGCCAGCTGACCTGGACGCTGGCGGTGTACGTGCTCTCGGCGCTGAAGACCGAGACCGCCGAGGACGACCTCGAGGTCGCCGTCCTGAAGGTCGTCGATGCCCTGGTCCACGAGCCGACCGTGGCGTTCACCCTGGGCACCCGCCAGACCGTGGCCGATGACGCCTTCAATGCGTTCGGCCTCGACGTCGAGGTCTACACCGCCGCCGTACCGCCGCCCGTCATCACCCGATCACACAAGGAGTGACCCGTCATGGCCGCTGTTGCTGTTGCCCCGTTCGTCCTGAAGGACACCACCTTCACAGTCGGCACCGACAATTTCGAGGCGCACTGCTCGCAGATCGAGTTCTCCCCCAGCACCTCCACCCTCCAGTGGCAGGGCCTCACGCCCTCGGCGAGCTTCACCGACAGCAGCTCGCCGTCGTGGTCGGCGACGCTGTCGGTGGCGCAGGACTGGACGACCCCGGGCAGCCTGTCCCAGTACCTGTTCGAGCACCAGGGCGAGACCGTCGCGGCGACGTTCATCACGAACGACGGCGCCGGGACCTGGGCCGCGAGCCTGATCATCGGCCCCGGATCCATCGGTGGGCAGGTCAACGCCTACGCCGTGCAGACGGTCAACCTGGGTGTGTCCGGGCAGCCGACGTTCACCCCGGTCGTCGTCGCGGCCGCCGCCACCGAGGACACCGCCGCCACCGAGGACACCGACGTCACCGACGTGTCGGTGTCGTGACGGGTGTCGGTCGTGGTGGTTTCGGTCGGCGACGACCGGTCGTTGCAGGCCGCGGTCCTGGCGTTCAAGCTGGCCGACCGTGGCCTGAAGAAGCGCATCAACGACGCCACCCGAACGCAGCTGAACGCCCCGTGGAAATCCGGCATCGCCCAGCGCGCCTCGACCCGGCTCGAGCAGCGCGTGCTCGTGCCTGGCGCTCGCGTCGCCGCCGGTAACCCACCGGCGTTCGTCGCGGCCACCAGCAAACGCCGGCTACGCGGCGGGCTGTCCCCCGACGTCGACGGCGCCGCGGTCGAGTTCGGCGCCGCCGACACCGTCACGACCTACCAGCGCGCCAAGCCGTCCGGCGGGACGTCGAAGGTGACCCGGCACACCCGCCGGCAGCTGCCGCGCCCACGCAAGAACGGTCCGGTGATGGCGACCCTGTCGGAGTTCGGCGGCCGCGCCGCGTCGCTGTGGGTGCAGCTGATCGTCAAGACCTACATCGACGCCGCCGAGGGGAAGTGAGCCCGTGGCGATCAAGATCCCGTTCCTCGCCGACGTCACGAAGTTCCTCGCCGGTACGAAGGACCTCGAGGAGGCCCTGGGCGACGTCGTCGACAGCCTCGACGACGTCACCGAAGCCGGCGACGACGTCGACACCAAGGTCGCCTCCAGCCTCGACGACGTCGCCAAAGCCGCGGACGACGCCAGCCGCAAGGTCGACGACCTGGCCACCGACCTCGACGGCGTCTCCAAAGTCGACACCGGCACCGTCGAAAGCGAGCTGAAGGAGATCGGGACGGCTGCCGATACCGCAGCCGAGAAGCTGGACACGAGCTTCAAGACAGCGTTCGACACGCTGAAGCGTGAGGGTAAGACCGCCACCGACAAGGCGCAGAAGGACCTGAAGGACACCGGTGACACCGGCGTCAACACGATGCGGGAGTTCAAGGACGAGGCGAAGTCGAACCTGTCCGAGACGGTCTCCTCCTTCGACGGGTCGGCGTCCTCCGCGGTCGATGCGATCCAGGGCACCCTGGGTGGGCTGGTCGCTGCGCTGGGCCCGGCCGGGGTGGTCGGCGTCGCCGCCGCCGGTGTCGGTATCGGGATGGCGCGGTCGCTGTTCGCGAAGTCTCAGGAGGCCGCCGAGGAGTTCCGCGAGCGGGTCCTGTCGATCTTCGAGGAGCTGCGCTCCAGCGGCGGGGACATCAGCCCCGAGTTCAAGGCCGACGCGCTCGCCGAGATCGTCAGCGACGCCGAACGGTTGCAGGAGGTCTTCGGGTCCAAGAACCTCGCCGATTTCCAGACGTTGCTGAAGGACACCGGCCTCAGCGCCGGTGAGCTGCGGACGTACTTCAGCGGGCTGACCGGTGACGCCGGGGACCTGGCCACGGCGCAGAGCCTGCTCGGGCACGAGCTGGAGACCCTCCAGGCGCTGATGCTGGACCCGACCGCATCCCTGACCGAGCAGGCCAACACCCGCGCCCGCATCGAGGCGATCTCCACCCTGAAGGGCGCCCTGGACGACCAGGGCAACGCCTTCTCCGACGCCCGGACCAAACAGCAGCTCTTGAACGACCTGATGCCCGAGAGCACGGACGCCACCGAGGACCAGGCCGAAGCCACGAAGAAGGCCGCCGAGGCTCTCGCGGACGAGAACGAGAAGCTGCGGGAGAACGCCGACCTGAAGGGCGACGCGGTCATCAGCGAGCTGGACATGCTCGACGCCATCGACGACGTGACGAAGGCCCGCAAGGACAACGGCAAGAGCCTCGACACGAACACCACCAAGGGCCGCGACAACATCCGCGCCGTCAAGGACGGGGTCGACGCCATCAACGAGTTCGGCGACGCGCAGATCTCGGCCGGCAAGGACACCGACACCGTCAACAGGAAGCTGAAGACCCAAGAGGACGCCCTGGTCAACAAGGTCGCGAAGGCGTTCGGGATCACCAAGAAGCAGGCCCACGACTACATCCGCGAGCTCGGCGGCATCCCGCGGCGCAAGGACACCGACGTGAAGGTCGACGACAACAACACGATCCAGAAGACCAAGAACCGCATCGCGGGAATCAAGGGCAAGGAGGTCCCGCTCACGGTGCGCCCTGACATGCCCTCGGAGGCGCAGATGCAGCGCACCATCAACGCCTACTACTCGGGCCTGTCGATCAAGGTCCCGGTCGAGCTGGACCGGTACAAGTCCGGGAAGGCGGTGCCCTGAGATGGCGCTCACGGTCACGGTCACCGACCGCAACGCATCCCGGATCCGGCTGGTCATCGACAACCCGGACGCCTACAACGTCACGAAGATCGTGCGCACCGACGCCGCCGGCGTCCACTCCGTGCGGGTCGTGGCCGGCGCGCTGCCGTCCAACGACGTCTCCCAGCTCGTCCTGGACTACGAGGCGTCGATGGTGTGGCACGCCCCGGTCCGCTACGACGTCTACCAGGACAACACCGTGCGCGGCAGCGTCGTCATCGACGCCTCGAGCCCGTGGTGGGACGCACCCGGGCGAGGGCTGCTCGCCATCAACGTGCCGCTGTACCCGAGCAGCGGGATCGTCCTGAACAGCGGCGCCGACCCCGCGCAGTCCTGGGTCCTCGACTGGGACTCCACCCGCCAAGGCGCCTCCACCGCCCACCAGATCGTGGGTCGCTCCGACCCCGTCGTCGTGCTGCGCCCGGCCGCGACCCGCACCGGCACGTTCACGATCGTGTGTCCGAGCCTGGCCACCGCCCAGCGGGTCACCGCCGTCCTGGCGCAGCCGCAGGTGTTCCAGCTACGCCAGTCCGACCAGGCCAACCTGGACCTGTACTTCACCACCGACTCGACCAGCCTGAGTCACGGCGAGAGCGCCTGGACCGACACCCCGCAGCCGGAGTGGCGCTGGAGCGTGGCCGTGACGTTCACCGAGGTCACCTGGCCGACCGGCGTTGTGGTCCCGGTCAACGTGTGGACCTACGCCGACGTGGTCGCGAACTACGGCGACTACAACGCCGTGGCTGCCAGCTTCGCCACCTACGCCGACCTCCTCGAACGGCTGCCGGTCTCGTGAGCGTCGACCCGGACCTGATCGCGCCGTGGGCCGGCGCCGTGGAGGACCTCGTCCGCGGCGCCCTGCGCCACGTCTACAGCGTGCGGATCTGGCAGGACACCGCGCAGGCCCCGACGTACCTGCCGGTGAAGGTCACCGCGTGTGAGGTCAGCTTCGATGAGTTCTGGAGCCCCTACGTGCAGGGCTCCCTGACCGCGGTCCTGCCCGACGACGCGACGCTGGCGAAGCTGGACCCGCGGCTGCTGGTCGTGGTGGAGGTCTCCGCCGGCTACGTGCTGCCCGGCGGGGTCAGCGACTCTCACCTGATGTGCAAGGCGCTGCTCTCACGCCGGACCGTGAACTATCCCGCGAACGAGGTGGTCCTCGAGTTCCAGGGGCTGGAGTATGCGTTCGACCGCGCCGAGGCCGAAGAGGATGGCGGGGGCCCGCAGGGCCTGAGCCCCGGCGGCTACTGGGACACCAACACCACCGCCGCGGCCGCCATCGGCCACGTCTACCAGGCCTGCGGGTTCAGCGCGGTGTCGTTCGCTGCCCTGCGCGTCGAGGAGGGCATCGGCGGGTTGAGCGGCTGGGTCGACCCGGGCCAGCAGTGGACCGGCAAGGCCGGCGACAACTACCTGGACATCGCCCGCGACATCGCCGACCGGGTCGAAGGCTGGTTGAGGGTCGACGAGTTCGGCACCCTTCTGTTCACCGGCAGAACCGTGGGCGGCAAACCGGCCTCGCACCGGCTGCGCGTCGGAGCAGATGGAACGGTCATCACCGTCGCGGACACCCTGTCGCGGGACGACTGGGCCAACTTCGCCTACGTCCGGTACGAGTGGACGACGAAGACCACCAGCGGCGGTGTGACCACCGAGGTCCAGAAGACAGCGTCGGCGTGGGCCTCCGCGACCGGCGCGTATGACCCGGTCAACGTCGGCAAGGTCGGGGTCTCCGAGATCCGGCAGATGATGGGCTCGCAGGTCCAGGCCAGCTTCGCTGCGCCGGCGCTGCTGAAGCGCTACCTGATCCGCGCCACGTCGCTCAGTGTCCAGGCCATCGCCGCGTACTGGTTGCGACCAGACGACGGCGTCAGCGTCGCCCTTCCCACCGGGCCAGAGGTCGCCTACCGGGTCAGCGCCGTGTCGTTCAACCTCGACGACGGGTCCATGGCGATCCGTACCCGCACCCCCGACCCGGGCCCGACCCGACCCAAGCCCGACCCGATCCCCGTTACCGGTCTGTGAGAAGGAGACCCCGATGCCGACCACCGCTCACGGACTGCCGTACCCGAATCCGACCATCCCGCCGAACGTGCCGGTCGACCTCCAGTCTCTCGCCGAAGCCATCGACGCCTGGCTTCCGAAGCAGGCCTCACCCGCCGCGTCTTTTACCCTGACGCCGAACAGCACGACCATGCAGGACGTCCCCGGGATGAGCGTCGTCCTGGGCGTCGGCACCTGGGTGATCGACGTCTACGTCTCCTACAACGGACCCGCGGCCGCCGACATCAAGATCGGCTCGTTGTTCTCCGGCGGCCTCGGCGCGGCCAGCATCAAGCACTGCGTCGGGCCCGCGCTGGGCACCACCGACGTGACCGCCAACGCGACCATGAGGGCCAGTACCCACAACTCCACGACCGCGGTCCCCTACGGCCACGACGGCACCGCGACGAACGGCGCGATCCATGAGGCGCACCGCCTGGTCGCCAGCGCGTCCGGCACGTTCAAGATCCAGGCCGCGCAGAACACCGCGAATGCCGGGAACATGCAGTTCGGGGCGTCCTCGTTCATCAAAGCCATCCGGGTCGCCTGATGGCGACCTACCCGCTGACGTGGCTGGCGACGGTGCTGCGTGAGGCCGGCTGCCGGGTCGTCGAGGAGGACGGGTGGAAGACCCGCGGCCGCGACGGGTCGTTCTCCCCGAAGGCGGTGATGCTCCACCACGACGCCTCCCCGGCCGGGGAGACGTCCAACGGGGTCGACGTGATCCGCGACGGCCGCCCCGGGCTCGAGGGCCCGCTGTCGCAGCTGTGGCTGGCCTACGACGGCACGTGGCACGTGGTCGCCGCAGGCCGGGCGAACCACGCGGGCGAGGGTGGACCGTGGGGCCGGATCGCCCACGACCAGGGCAACCGGGACGCGATCGGGATCGAGACCGACCACTCGACCGACGAGAAGTGGACCGACCCGCAGCGCTCCGAGGCGCTGCGCGGGGTCCACGCCATCTGCCAGCGACTCGGCATCAACACCAGCGCCGAGATCAACGAGGCGATCACCGCCCACAAGGAGTACGCGCCGGACCGGAAGGTCGACCCCGACCCGATGGACATGGACACCGCCCGCGCCCAGCTCGCCGGCTACACCCAGGAGACCTTCATGCGACTCATCGAGCTGGACTACACCTACGACGACGGACGCTTCTACGACCCCACCCGCTGGTACCCGCTGCGCCTGTCCGAGACCGCGGAGCCGAACAACGCCATCGCCAGGGGCCCCTACAACTTCGTGCTCGCCGCCCAGGTGTACGTGCACGGCGAGCCCGGCACCGTCGTCCAGCTGCGCGCCTACAAGGACAACGACGGCGAGAGGACAGGCACCTACGGCGCGGTGTCCGACACGATCGGCTCCGACAAGTGGGTGCGGCTGAACCTGGCCTGCCAGGGTCACGTCGGCGACGGGTCATGGCTGCGCCTGGAGGCCCGCGCCAGCGCCGACGCCGACCCCACCGACGTCCGCACCCAGGCCACCCTCTGGGACTAGAGCCCGGCCCACTCGCGGACCACGCGCGCCGGGATCATCAGGGCCCGGTCACCGTTCGCGCGTCGTCGTCCCCAGGGTCGGGCCTGGAGCTGGGCGGCCTGCTCGCGGACCACGCTCGCCGGGATCCCCAGCAGCCGCGACGCCTGCTCGATGCTCAGCAAGGCCGGCAGCTGATCGAGCGCCGCCGAGAGGCTCACCGGCTCCGACATGTCCCGACGTGACGGCGACACGTCGGGCGACGTCGGTGCCGACACGCCCCGACGTGACGGCGACATGTCGGTGCCCGGCAGCGGCTGCTGGCGCATCGCGTCAGGTGGGATCGACCACCGCCCATCGGGGCCCTTGCTCGCCTCGGGCAGCTCGCCGTCCCTCAGCCACCGCTCTACGGTCCGCAGGGACACGCCCCGCAGGGTGGCGAAATCGGCCGGTTTCACGCTGGGTCCTCCATAGTGGAATCGCTGGTTGTCTCCCGATGTGCGGTCATCGGCTAGGCCGGGACCTTCGCCCCCTGCTCAGGGGCAAGGTCCCGGCCTTTCGCATATCCGGCGCAAGGGCGCCAAACTCCTAATCTCTAGATCCGTCGCTCCAAAGCACTAATCGCACGATCAGTGCTTTGTCGGACTCGTCGGATCAGGGCGGGCGAAACGGGCACCGACCGCGGCGACGGCCTGGCGTACCTCGTCGTCCTCGACGTGCAGATACCGCTGCGTGGTGGCTAGCGACCGGTGCCGCATCACGCGCTGGACGTGCACGATGTTCGCGCCCTCGCGCAGCATCACCGTGGCGAACAGGTGGCGCAGCTGGTGCATCGTCGTCTCACCGCCGAGCAGCTTCGAGACGCGCCGTCCGACCCACCGCGGCGACAGGTGCCCGTCGCACCGTCCGGGAAACAGGAATCCCGAATCCAGATTCCGGATTCGCTTAGCCAGCGGCGCCGGCAGCGGCACCGTGGCCAGCCGCCCGCCCTTGCCGTGCACGATGAGGGACGTGCCGACCAGGTCCTCGACGACGTCGCGGCTGTGGACCTGCGCGACCTCGGCGCGGCGCAGACCCAGCTCACACGCGAGCACCATCATCAGCTGCTCGCGCTCGCCCGCGCGGTCGAGCGCGTCCAGGTAGACCCTGAGCGGCGCAGGGCGCGGCAGACCATCAGCCGGGCGCACCGCAGGCAGCGTGAGCGCGGGGTCGACTTCGACCCGGCCTGATCCGTGGGCCCATCTGTAGAAGCCCGTCAAGGCTGAGAGGACGGTACGGCGCCGCTCGACCGACCACCGCGCCCGTAGCCGGCCCAGCTCGATGTCCCAGACCTCGAGGCCCATCCACTCCAGCAGCTGCGCCGTCGTGACGTCCCCCGGGCCACCGGTGACCTCACGCGACAGCTGCGCCAGGACCTGGCGCCTACTCCCGATTGTCGACGACGCGCGCCCAGCTGCGCGCAGCGCCGTCACCCAGTCTTCGATCCACTCTGACCAGACCGGTGCGACCGGCCATTTCTCCAGCGCCATCACGAGCCCCTTCAGCCGACGATCGCCGCGACGTCGTCGAGCATCTGTCCGACCTCGCCACCGAGGTACGTTCGTGAGTCCTCGAGCAGCCATTCGGCCGAAGTCGACGCCGCACCGGCGTGCAGCTCGACCGGGACGAACGTCTCGACCACCCATATCTGGGCCTGCGTGATGTGAATCTTGACCAGGGCGGTACCGCTCGACGAGCGAACAAGCCACGTCGAGGCGTCATGAGTGCCCCGCCCCAGCACGTCCACATGGGTCAGGCCCGCGTCGAGCAGCGCCGCCCACGTGATGTACCCGTCACGGCGCCCGGCCTCGGTCATGCCGCCAGCGCCTTAGCCCGCCAGTACTCCCTACGCGCCGCCGAGACCCATACGTTCTGCTCCCGAAGTTCCCACTGTCGGGCGACGTAGGCAGCTCGCAGAGCCCGCAGCGACGCCGTCGCGGTCGTACTCGGCAGATGGGGGATCTGTGCCGCGGCCCATGACCCGAACGTCTCGTCCAGATCCTCGATGCCCCGAGTCCGTAGGATGCACCCGATCAGGTACGTCTCGTGATCGAGGCCGACCCACCACCGGCTCGCGCTCATGCCGTCAGCGCCAGGTCATCGGTGCGGACGCAATGCGGGCACACCAAGTCCCAGCTGGGCCAGCCGCACCGAACGCACCGGTATGTCGGATTCCCCCAAACGCCTGACCAGAAGGTTAGGGGTTCGAATCCCTTCGGGCGCACCTCGTCATCCTCGGCGCTTTCCTCGCCGTACAGCCACCCGACCGGCTTTCCAATCACCCGCGATAGGTCATTGATCTCACTCGCGAGCCACGGTGTCGCGCCGCGGATCTTGCGCCCCAGCGACGGCTGACTCATGCCTGTCTGGCGGGCCAGCTCGACCTGGCTCACGCGGTTCCTCCACATCCACCAATGCAGACGTTCGCCGATCTCGGCATCGACAGCGGTGCGTTTCGCGACTGAGGGCATGACGCAGACGGTACACCTGAATGTGCCGGAAGACACGCACGCGGCGATACTTGACTACCTATGCATGTATGCATAGTGTCGCGACTCATGACGTTGCGTGCAAACCCAGATGAACCGCCTATCCCCCGACAACCGGGCCCAGATGAACGACTGCTGACGCGAGCCGAAGCGGCTAAACGAATCCGGGTCGAGATTCGAACGCTTGATCGATACGCGCAGCTCGGCCATATCGAACGCCTGAAGACCCCGACCGGGCGCGTCCGATTCCGAGAGTCGGACGTCGAGGCCCTCGTGCAGGTCCGCGGGGAAGCCGGTGAGTGATGGGCCTGTCGAATCTCGAGCTGGCTCACGCTCGATGGGGACATCTGCGCGGCGATCAGTTCCGAGCCCTGGAGTGGATGGCGCTTCGATCCTGGGACCTCGGCAAGGAACGTCACGGTGACCAGCCTCGCCAGTACTGGGCCGGCTATCGGAATCTCGCGTACGGACTGGGGCTGATCACCGAGGTCGAGTCGCGCAAGGTGGACAAGCCGCTCACCCGATCTCACAAGGAGCGGGTACGGCGCGCACTGAACGACCTCGCGGATCGCGACGCGGTCACGATCCTGCGAAAGGGCTCGGGACGTGAGACCACTCTTGTTGCGCTGCACCTCGATCTCGCGACCGTGAGTGTTCTCCGGCCGTCCACAGACGCACTCGATCTGAGTGCGTCAGAGGCACTCTCGTGAGATACCGCCCGGGACGCATACGAATCGAGTGCGTCAGACGCACTCAGATCGAGTGCGGGGACGCACTCAGATCGAGTGCGTCTGAGGCCCTCAGATCGAGTGCGCAAACAGGAAGTAACGGGACGCAGCACCAAAGCAACCGGGAAGAGAGGGCATCCCAGGTGCCTACGTACAGACGCGCGCGATCCCTCATCCACAGCGGGGCGCGTCATGGATCGTGAGCGGATCCAGAGCGAGATGCTCGCCCTCGAGCAGTGGATGGACGCCTCCAACCCGCCGCTGTTCGGGCTGCTGGTCCAGGCCAGCGGCGCGGCAATGGCGATGTTCTTCCCGCTGATGGAGACGGTCAGGGTTGAGGGCACACCCGAGCAGCGGCACGCCGCGCTGGTCATCCTCCTGGGCCAGCTCGACCCCCTGGTCAAGACGATGCGCGCCGAGCGGGACGAGCTCGAACGCTCGTTCGATCTATCGTGAGAGGCGTGGCTAAGGGCTGGACTGGGCGGCGTGTGACCAGTGAGCGCGCCCGCCTGGCCGCGCTGCTGCCACTCCCCTGCTCGCGGTGTGGCCGGCCTGTCACGTCCGAGATGGTGTGGCACGTGGATCACCTGCTCGAGCGGGCGCTCGGCGGGGACAACAGCCGCGGCAACCTGGCCGTGGCCCATGCCCGGTGCAACATGAGCGCGGGCCAGGCGCTGGGCCAGCGTCGCCGCCGGGCCCGGGCCCGGGTCGTGGCAGGGATCAAGCCGTGGTGACCGTCCTCGGGCTGACCGACGAGGACGCCGAGGCGGCCGTGTTCATCGCGCTTGGTGCGGCGTCCGTCTGCTGGACCAAGCGCGACCCGGACGGTGTGTTCGAGTCCCGACGATGCGAGCAGATCGGGCACGAGCTGGTCGCACACCTGCGCACGCTACGGCTGATGCCCGATGAGTGAGGCCGCGTACCTGCGCGCAGTGACCGGGTGGCTCGCGGTGCGGTGGCTGCGCCGGTGGCGGCGGCGACACCCGCGGCACCTCGCCGACCCGCGCGATCGGAAGAATGTTCGAGTGACCGTCGAAGTTTTTGACGTTGACGCGGAAAC